GTGATGTCCAGTGTCTGGATCTCGTTCTGAACCTCAGCAGCGTCGGCGTGCATGTAATGACTGAATCCCTGCCGGCCTATTAAATTCGAGTCGGTGCTTTGAATCATGAAGCACGTCGGGTCGATCAGGTCGACCGTCGGAACGTCGTCGACATCGTATTCTCCCGGCACCGTGCCACATCCGCATTGCCGGTATAGAATTTTGCCGGTGGCGGTTTTCTCGGAACAGTCTGCGGTCACGATCTCGAACGCGAGGTGATCACACGCAGCCTGATGGCCCTGCCACCTGGCTCGCTGCGTGTCTGGATTTTGCAGGCGTGAGGCTTCGACGCGTAGCAACTCGCGGATCTGCCTTATCGCCTGCTCGCCGAGAACATAACCGGCCACGGATTAGGTCTCCGTCACAATCACCAGGACATCACAGGCGGATGTGTTGGCCTTCATTCGGAGCGTTATGCCTGGGTCAATTTCAAACTGGCTGGCGATCGACGACGGCCGCAGCCGGCCCGCGACCACCATCGCTCCACTGGACGTCGGCCCCCACTCGCAATAGTTCGTGGCGTCCAGGTTTTGCATCACACACACCCGCGGTGCCGCGACATCGCCGAAAGCGACCACCTCTTCGGTCGTGCCGACTGTGACCACACTGGCGAACATTCTTGCCGTGGTCTGGTCGATCTGGATCGAGCCTGGGTTGCTTGTGTATTTGAGCGACCCGTTGTCGAGTGTGAACTTTGCGAGTGCCGTGATTTCATTGGCCATTATTCAGAATCCTAGTAATGATTTGAGGTCGTCAAAATCTCGTTCCGGGTAGACGCCCAGCTCGACAAACACGGCGTTATCTAATGACGGGTCCACCAGTGGCTCACCCATGCCGTTGAGTAGAACCGGAGCGTTCGGCTGACTACCGTCCTCATTGGTGATGTTCTTTCGCCGATATTCGCCTTCGTTTTCGCCGCTGGTCAACTGCACCTTTTGGCGAAATCCCTGGTCGAGTTGCTGCGGGATGTGGTCGACTGTTGCCACAGAAAACGCTACGTTGACCTCTCGATAGTCTGTCCAATTTCTCTCTTTCCAGTCGCTGACACTCACGCTCATCACCTTGAGTCGGCGAAGTTCGATGTCTACATTGTCTATGGTGATCTCGGCGTCGTTGATTGAGTTCACATAGCTCAGCAACTCGATGGGAACAGTCGACAGGTTTTTTGTGACAGACACGCCAAACCGGCAATCGTCAATCATCACTGGCGGGTCGAACGGATCGCCGGCCGAGTTAACCACGCCGATCTCTGGTGTTGTCGGCGATACTGTCGGCCGCGGATTTGCGTCGTCTGCTGTTGTGGTCGACCAGTACGCTTTATGGCACACACGCTGATAGGTTTCGGTATTCCAGCGGATCACAGCCCGGTCGTCCGTCGGGTCGAATTCTGGCGGCGATCCCTCGTCGGCACTCTTGCTACGGTATGTGCAGGTCGTCAGCCAGATGAACGGCGAAAATGATTCAGACCGCGGCGAGACCGAAACGCACCTGGCGTTGTAGTCGGCCGGGAATGGCTCGCCGACTTTCGGGATGCCGACATAGGTCTCGATGATCCCGGCGTGGTCGGCCTTATCGTTTGTCTCGACGCGAAAGACGCGGGTGTAGGATCGCTGATCCTCGGTCCACTCGCCATCGCGGCCCGCCCAGAGTTCGTGTACCGCTGTCACTGCCATTTATAGACCTGGCCCGAATGAGGACACGGACACATAACCGCCGCCCTCGATCGCTTTGAGGATGTCTTTTAATGTGCCGTTTGCCTCGTCGCCATTCTTGACGATCTGGCCCATTTTTTCTGTTTGCTTGTTTCCCGTCGCGTTGATGATCGCGGAATAAGCGTCCTGCGTGCCCTGGGCCATCGCGCCGGCGAACTTCTTGCCGGACGTCACTGATCCCGCAGCGGCTGCGTCTGTGTCGCCTGTCGGCCTGCGGGCTGCCAGTCCGGTGGGCACGTCCGGTGCCCGCCGCGCCTTTTCAATGTCGCCCTCAAACGCCCTGTCCAGTTGTGTCCGCTGGTCCTCTAGTGTTGCCTCGAGTCCACGTTCTAACGGGCCTTTTGCGCGGGCTGGCAGTGGCTTCGCCTGTACTCCCTCAAGAACATCACCCCACTCAAATCGGAACTCATCCTGGAAACCTGATCTGATCGACTTCCACAATGCAGAGAACAGCCGGCTGGCGTTGCTGGCCATGTTGGAAAATACGGTCTTTGCCACATCCGCGATATTGCCGAACACCAGCTTCCAGTTCTCCGCAAAGTGCATCGCCTCGGCACCCATCGACACGAAGAACAGCGATACCCTCGTTCTGATCGACTCCCAGACAAGGCCAAAATTCTGCACGACTGTGATGATGGCTTCCAGCCACCCGATCGATGATTGGATGTGCGGGATGATCAGGCCAGACAAGACGCCGCCGGCAGTCTCGCCGACATCTCCCCAGGCGTTGGCGAGCTGCGTCACATCGTCCGCGGCTGCACGGGCCGCACCACCGACCTGGCCCGCGATCGCCTCTAGGATCACGGCCTGTGCCCCCAACAGGTCGCCCTGACTCTGAAGTTGTCGCACCCTCGCCTTCTCTGTCTCCGACAGCTCAACGCCTTTCCTGATTAACCGATCCATACCTTTGATCGGATTATTGAGGGCCAGGCCCAGCAGTTTGATGTTGTCTTGAAGGCCGCCACCGAAAACCTCTGTCAAATCCATCGCCTGCTCTACCGCAGTCTTGAACACATCGCCCTTGATGTTCTTGAACGTCGACAACATCGCCATCGCGCTGATTGTTGTCTCGTCGCCGAAGTTGGTAACTTTCTGCAACTCAGCGGCGTAGCGTGTCAGTTGTGAAAATGAGAACCCTGCCGCTTCGCCCGTGGCCTTGAGTGTGGCCGCCAGGACTTTCTCGGCCTTGGCCTGTGTGCGTGCCAGGTCAATAGCGGCCTTGGCACTGCGAAGACCGACATACGCGCCGGCGAGGCGAATGACACTGCTCGTCATTCGCTTAATCGACGCCTGGCTGCGTTTCATCGACTTGTCGAATTTCGCCGTGTTTGCCGTCAGGTTCACGACTAATTTGTTCAGGCTGGCCATCTGCCACCGCTCCAAACTGTGCCCGAAACATATCGGACATTTGATCCGGTTCGACTTCTTGAATTCCGTCGTCGCCAGGTAAAAACCAATGTGGTTCTGCTGATGTTCCCCAGGCACGACACAGTGCCGTGAATCCCAGGGCCAGCACGTCACACACCCTGTTCAGTCCGATGCCCTCGACGACGTCCAGTGCTGCGAATTCGTCGAACTGCTCTGGTGCCATTTCGTCTAAAAACTGCCGCCAGTCTGTGCGACCACATGCAAGCGACAGACGCATCGCTAGTCGCTGGGTGTGGTCGCTTCGGAGTTTCCCGCCAGTTCCTCGATGTCGTTCTCTGTGACGCCTGTGATCGCCAATGCCGCGTTGACGATCCGTTCGACGACTGCCGCGTCCTGCTGGCGGATTGCCTCGAGGTCGTCGTTGGTGAACAGTGGTTGGCCGTTGTCATCGCGGACAGACCGAACGACCAGGCGTTCTCGGATCTCGTTCTGTTTTACCTTGTCGGCTTTGCCGTTCGGTTTCCGGAATTCTTTTTCCCAGGCTGTCCGCTCGCCGGCAGTCCAACCGTAAACCCAGCAGGCGTGGCCGTTGCCGAACTCTGGCAGTGGTACGCGTTCCCGCCGGCGTGGGATCGGTTTAAGAAATGTGTCGCGGTCGATCATGGTGTGTGCTTCCTATCAGCTTGCGGCGAATGTGATATTGCCGGAAATCTGCCCGCCGATCGTGGCCTTCAATCCGTCGTCCATGACAACGGAACTATCGAGGGTCAGGCCAGCAGAACCAAACGAGATGCCACCCTGGCTGTTCGGGTAGTCGATCACAATGGCCGGGTCGCTTGCGGTTTCCAGTGCAGCCGCCGCGGTCAGGCTCGCGAAGAATGCGGTCTGTGTGGCATGCACTGACGGATCGAAAAATACTTCCGCCGACCAGGTGCCGGGCTCATAGTAGCCTGTGCGTTGATATTGCTTGCCGTCGGTCGACGTGTCGAGACTGGTGGCATCGTAGGTCTGAATTTCGAGGCCAGAAAAGTCCACGCTGAGCAGTTGCGTGACGCTTCCGCCGACAGAGAGTGTTGCACCTTTGCATGCGATCTTGGTCATGTGGTCACCTGTTATGCTGGGTTGTAGAGGATCTGGAGGTCGAGAGTGCTTGCGTGTTTGCCGATGTCGCTGCCGTCAACCGGCGGCTCAAATTGGTCACTGACGCTTTCGAGGATCACCGCGGAAATGGTTTCGCTGCCGGCTGCCCCGCTGTAGTCTTCAATGAACAATCGCACCGCGTCGGCCACGGCCACCGACGACACACCGCGTTGCGCTCGACAGATGATCGAGAAGTCAATTCCCCGCAGGTTGCCGGTATTGTCGCTGGTCATGAACTCGTCGGAGCCGTGTTGCAGGATCACGATGTATGGTAGTCCGCAGCCCTCGGGAGCCTTGTCGAGATAGATGCGGGTCGATACCAGATCGGTGATCGACGACTGAGCGTTGAGTAGTGTGATGAGGCTGGCTCTCATTTCTTGCGGGCCTCGCGTTCGATGCCTGCCCTGAGTGTTGTCTTGAGCTTGGCGAATGCCGGCTGTTCCGCCTGGCCCCAGGCTCGCATAATCGCACCTGATGCCGGTGCCGTCATGCGGCCCGTTGACCCGCCAGACTTCCGCATGCGATCCGCACCGCTTGACGACAGAAAAAACACGGCGTGCGGCATTCGCGTTGCGCTGCCTTTTTTCTTGCCGACATTGACGCCCACGAGTGCCTCGGTTTTGCCGGTCTTCTTGTTCAGTTTTTTGAACCGCTGGCCTATCGACTTCTTGACCCGTGATGTCACTTTTGCGTTCGGCGTTTTGACCTCGCCTTTCATCGCTTTTGACACGCTCCGCAGTGACACGAGCACAGCCTGTCGCATCAGCTTATTTTGCACCGATGAACGCAGCCGGCTCAGTTGCCGGTCGAGTGCTTTATCGCCTGTGAGCGTTGCGAATGTCGCCATCTACATCACCGCCCGCTTGGTCTGAATTTCCATCACGGCACCGGCGTTGTCGACATCGATCAAGCTGACAATGTTGTGCTCAGTGCCATCTGTTTCAACCAGGCGATCCGCCGGCGTGGCTGTGGCGAGTGTCGAAAAATACCGCGATGTCCAGACGTGCGTCACATCAGCCTCGAGTCGATCGACCTTCCAGAATTCGCGACCGCCGCGGCTGACACATCCGACCCACGTTGAACAGACCTCTTCCCAGTTGTCGGCGTCGGTGTTGTCGATCTGGCCATGGGCGTCCTGTGTGGCTGTGCTTTTCAGCCGGCGAATCGACACGCGGTTTTTATATCGGCCTGAACTCATGCGACAGGTGATCTCCAGCGGAGTTGATCGACGAGTCCCCAGTAAGCTTGCACGACGTGCAATGTCTGGCCGAACACCACAGATTCGCGATGTTCATACCAGTGTGATACGAGGATCTTGATGGCGTGAGCGGCTGCCGTCGGCACCGTTGAAAAGCCGGCCACAAACGTGACCAGAACCGCGGCGGGCCGCTGTGATCGTGTCGTGGGCCAGGTGTTGTTGAGCGTCAACTTGATCCGGCCTGGGCTGGTCGATATGTCGACGCTGTAATTGCTGGCGGCCAGTGTCTGGCTGGCATCATCGCCGTCGTAATAGGTCACGGACGTGACGCTAGTCACCGGCGGCCGGTCGAGTTTGATCACCTCGTTTCCTGTCGGGAATGTGTCGAGCCTCAGTTGCCAGGTCTGGGCCATGATGGAGATATCGGCATCATGT